CTGGAAAATAACTAGGGGTAAAGTTAAAGCTAGGAAATGGTTCTGTGTTATAACTAACCATACTTAAATTTAAATTAACGCTTTCAGCATTATATGTTGCTGATGTAATATAGAAATCTGTAAAAGTTGCTTCTACATTATCAATATTACTAGAAACTACAAGTTCAATTAAAACTTTAGTTCTTATACGCAGATGATCTCTGATAAGTATTATTGTTTCAGGTGAAACAAAGTTTAGTGAAATTGAGCAGTCGCCTAAACCAGTTTGTTGATCTGTAGGCAGGTTTAGGGTCATTGGTAAAAATATAAAGTCTTTTGTGCGACTGGTAACTCCGTAAATAACTTCGTCATCGGTAGTTATCACAGAGTTATCAGCTGTTATTGAAGTTATACGTTTTGTGTAGTTATCTGATAACCTAATAGGCACAGTAGGAGCTGCGGGATCAGTGCTACCGTTAGGGTCGTAAATTGTAAGCAACATTATAAGCTGTTCATCTGTTTCAGATGAAAACATTGCTTTAATTGCTGCTGGTGATAGTCTACTTAGTCTACTCATTATGGTAATATTTCAAATTTTAAAGACGTGCTCCAATATCCTGGGGCTAAATACTGCAGCTTAAAGAACTCGTTGTCTCCGCTGGGAACAATACGAACTTCTACAGTAGTGCCTTTTCTTGGATGTGGAAAACTAAATCGTTTAGTCCCTGATAAGGTAGTAGCAATAAAATTTTCTAGTGTTGTAGTTTCGGCAGTTGTCATTATAAAACTAAGTTCCATTGTGTTAACACCGACACTTCTACGACGCTGTTTAGCAGGACCAGCGTCCATGGGTGAGCGTATAATGCTCACACCAAGGGACTCTGTAAATCCTTTTTGTGGTACCTGCGGTAAAGCTTGGGCTGACCATGCTGGAATTGGCATACTTATCTCCTTACTAAAGCAGGCTTGTTATTAAAGTTACTTGATATTGATTGTTGTACTGGGCTGCCTACACGGCTCACTTCGCTTGCAACCATATCACCAATAATAACTTCTATTTTACGATTTCCACGTGAGTCAGTGGTTTCTCTAGTAGTAGCACGTTCACTTCCAAAGTTATTAACAACTACGTCTACGTTGCCTTGATTTCCGCCTGCACGAACACCAAGGTTGCCGTTGCTGTCGCGCTTTAGGGGCATAATAGCTTCAGGACCTGCTTCGCCCATTAAGCCAGTACCTTGAGCAAACTTAAACATTGTTGGAGAGCTTACAACTGAATTAGTAAACATTCCGCCTTTGGCAAAAGTTTGGAGACCTGTATCGTATACATTGCCTTTTGCTTGTGCACCGCCACGTGGATCGAAAAAGTTCATAGGAGTAGGGCTACCTCCAAATAAACTACTAATTCCAGCCATTAAAGCCGGTCTAAATGCTTGATAAGCCATCATAGCTTGTTGCTGCATTTCATAACGAATTAAGCCCTCTAACATTGAATCAATTAAACCTTTAAAGTTTAATTTACCAGTTCTAGTAAACTCAATAATCGCGTTACCCATTTGGTCAAAACTTTGTTTAAACACTTCACCATAAGCTAGCTGACGACCAGTTAAATCCTCAGTTAAAGCTTTGGACTTTTGCTGGGCCTCGTAGACTTTATTAACTCCCGCAGTTTCTGTTTCATATGCAAGAGAAGCTGCAGCCATCTTAGCTTGAATTGATGCAATATCACCTGCATTTTTAGGATCTAATAATTCTTTTGTTAATCCTAATTGTGTGGCAATTAAACTATTTTTAAGTTGGTCTAATTTAATATCGCGTTGCTTAACACGGTCCATTTGCTCAATTGTTATAAGTTGGTCACGATAGTTCTCTGCAGTAATTGTACCAAGATCAAGCTGAGTTTGCAATACTTCTTTTTGTATGCCAACCAGTGCACTATCAGTTTCATTTAAAATGCGTGTTAGATTTACTTGAGCTTCTAAAGCTTGAGTACTTTGATTTAATGTTTGAAGATTTATAGCTAATAAGTCTTTACGAGCACGTTCTTGGTCCGCGATCTTCTTAGCAGCATCAAACTGTTGAGTTAAAGTAGTTGCTTGTTTATCTGCTGTCTGAACTGCCTTGGCTGCTAAATCTGCAACGTCTTTGTACTTAAGTCTTTGTGCTTCTAGAACTATTAAATTAGAAGTAGCAGTTTCTTTAACACTATCTAAGCTACTTAGAACGCGTTTAACTGCATCTTCTTGCTCAACATATTTGTTAATTACTGCTTGTTGATCTTCAAGAGTTTTTGAACTAAATTCAGCTCCACGCAATTCAGCTTCTTTACTAGTAATAATGTCTTTTAGATCACTATCTAATTTTTTCTTAGCTGCGTCAAAACCGCTTTGAAGACCTGTTGCTTGAGCCGCAATAGTATTCATTACTTTCTGCTGATTTAGCTGAGTAACTTTTGATATTGCACCTTGCTGCTCTTGCATAGCCTTTCTAGACTCTTCAGTGCGATCTATCTTTCCTGCTTTAATATCAGCACTAATATTAGTGCTTGTTAAAATCTTTTCACGATCTGCTATTTGTTTTAATCTTGGATTATCAATAGCGGCTTGTCGCACTTGCTGATTTGTTTCTGTTTTTAATAACTCATCACGACTACGCTCTAGTGC